GGTGCCATCACGGTGGAGTACCTGCACACCAAGCTGCGCGAGGACTTCGGCTACGACATCCCGCTGAGCGAGGCTGCTGACGTTGCCACCGCTGCGCAGAAGGCGGCCAAGGACGCCCAGGCCGCGGCCGACCCGTACGGCGACCGCGCCGGTGCAGAGCTGGACGGCGCTGAGGCCTGATGCCCAACAGCCGGAAGCCGATCGTCGCCTTCCTCCATCTGGAGAAGGAGCAGTCCGCACAGCTCGACAAGCTGCTGCGGGCTGCTTCGCGTGACCTCGGAGCCCGGGTGGCGCAGGCTGGCACCAGTCGCAGCGCCACCATCACTCGGCTGCAAGCACGGGCCCAGCAGGAGGCGATCAAGAGCTACTTGGAAGGCAGCTTCGGCAGCATCCGCGAGCTCATCGCGGCTGGCCAGCAGGAGGCAGCCCGCCGCGCCAGCCGGGTTGTCAGCGAGGAGTTCGGACAGCTGCTCGGCAAGTACATCAGCGCCGACGACCTCGAAACCATCTTGGCCTCGGAGGCACAGCGCGCTGCCAACGGCGTGGTCGCAGCGATGCGCCGTATGGACAGCAGCTACATGCCGTTGAGCGGCCGGGTGTACCGCACCAACGCGCTGGCCAACGGCCAGGTGAACGACATCATCAACAAGGCGCTCATCAAGGGCGACAGCTGGGCGCAGCTGGCGAGGGACATCCGGTCCAGCATCAACCCGGACGTGCCGGGCGGCGTCAGCTACGCAGCCAAGCGCCTGGCTCGCACCGAGATCAACAACGCCTTCCACGCCACCAGCGTGGCCAAGTACCAGCAGGCCAAGTTCGTCGACGGCGTGGACTGGAACCTCAGCAGCAGCCACCCCGAGGGCGACGAGTGCGACGGCCTGGCGCACGACGGGCCCTACCCGGTCAACTCGGTACCCAGCAAGCCGCATCCTCAGTGCTTCTGCTACGTGACCGCAGCGCTGCCCGAGCCCGACGACTTCCTCAAGAACTTGCTGGCGGGCAACTACGACGAGCCCGGCGAATTCGACGACACTCCCATCAACAAAGCGATTGGGCAGATCTCGAATGAAGACAAGCTCCGGAATGCCGCCACGATGTATGGCAAGAACAGCGCTAAGTATCGAGCCGCGGTAAAGAAGTTCGGCCCGTAATCTCGGAATTGCAACGCCGTCTCTACAATGCACGGTGTCTGGCATACCCGGTAGCATTCCTCCCACCAAGGACACCACCAGGAGGAATACCATGTACGGCAAGAACTGCACCGAAGGCGTGACGCTCGAGGAGCTGCTCTGCTACCCGATGGACCTCCTGGTCCTGGTGGGCGCTGAGGGCGACGAGGACGAGGACGACGAGCGTGACGCCGACGACCCGGACAAGCCCAAGGACAACGAGGACGACGACCGTGACGGCGACGACCCCGACAAGAAGAAGAAGGATGACGAGCCGGGTGACCCGGCACGCGCCATCCAGAACCTGACCGAGGACCGCGACCGCCAGTGGCGCAAGCGGAAGGCCGCTGAGGAAGACGCAAGCGAGCTGCGCAAGCAGCTGGCAGCTGCGCAGGCCAACGGGACGCAGGACGAGGAGCTCAAGAAGCAGGTCACCCAGGTGACCGAGACCAACGAGCGCCTCCTCGCGCAGAACCGGACCCTGTCGTTGCAGAACGCCTTCCTCCAGGACAACGCCTACGCATGGGAGGACTCCGAGGCTGCACTGGCCCTGGTGGACCTGTCCGGCGTGGAGATCGACGACGACGGCAAGGTGCAGGGCATGAAGGTCGCCCTGGACAAGCTGGCGAAGGCGAAGCCGTACCTCGTGAAGAAGCCCGTCAAGAAGACCAGCGACACGCCCAGCGGCAACAACCCGCGGGGCAAGAACGGTCAGCAGACGGAGGCACAGCGCAAGGCTCAGGAAGACGAGCTCATCCGCAAGTATCCGGCGCTGCGCAACAAGGGCCGCCGCCGCTAGGCGCGCAGCCGTCACCTCCATCACCCATCGTCCCTGAAAGGACAGAGCCATGGCTCGAATCGACAAGACCGACTCCGCAGTCGGCGTCGTCCGCGGTACGCTCGAGGCCGACATCCCGGACAACCTCCTGGACACCATCGTCGGCGTCGGCATCAACGCCAAGGGCAACACCGTGGTCGGCGGTGGCCAGTCCGGCATCGTCGGCGTGATGAACCCCTCGCGCTTCTTCCGCAAGGCGGGCACGCGCATCGACATCTTCGTGCTCGGCGACGCGCACGAGTGCGACGGGCTCGCCGCAGGCCGCAAGGTCTACGCCGACAACGTCACCGGCATCCCCACCACCACCGCCCCGGCGGACCTCTCGACGGCCACGGTCGTCGGGTGGACCGACGAGGCCGGTCACCTGAACATCCGACTCTGAGGAGAACCGGCACCATGAGCCTCATCCTTCCCCAGTCGACCCGCACGGTCGACCTCGCCTCGTTCGGCATCTACCAGGACGTGGTCGGCGCTGACGACAACTCGCTGGGCCGCAACGACAACCGCGACGTCCTCATCACCGAGACCGTCGACGGGTACAACCTCAACACGCTCTACCAGGAGTTCCAGCAGACCATCGCGCTGCAGAACGCGGAGCGCCAGCGGATCATCGACTTCCTCACCTTCGAGGTGGCGGGGCCGTCCGAGTCCGTGCAGCAGCTGTCGTCGGCACGCTTCGAGCGGGCCACCGAGTACGGCGAGCCCAAGGGCATCCGCCAGCAGCCGAAGCGCTTCTCGCTCGGGTACGACTTCCAGTGGTACGACCTGGCGATCCGCTACACCTGGCAGTTCCTCGCCAACGCCACCGCGGCGCAGGTGCAGGCGTTCAACTCGGCCGCGCTCGACGCGGACAACCGCCTCATCTTCACCACGGTGCTCGAGGCGCTGTACACCAACGAGAACCGCGAGGCCACCATCGACGGCCGCGAGTACAGCGTGTACTCGCTGTACAACGGCGACGGCACCGTCCCGCCGTCGTACAAGTCGAACACCTTCGACGGCACGCACAACCACTACCTCGTCTCGGGCGCGGCCACCGTCACCCCGGGTGACCTGGACGACCTGTACGAGCACCTGCGTCACCACGGCTACGGCGCGGAGAACGGCGTGCAGCAGCTCGTGCTCGTCAACTCCCGCGAGGGCAAGGAGATCCGCAAGTTCCGGGTCGCCGACGGCGCGACGTACGACTTCATCCCGGCCCAGGGTCAGCCGTACGGCCTCATCCTGGACCCGGGCCAGACGGTCGTCGGCACGCGCGCCGGTGCCACGTTCGAGGGCCTCAACGTGATCGGCACCTACGGGTACCAGCTGATCATCGAGGACGACCTCTTCCCGGCCGGGTACGTCACCAACATCGGTTCCGGTGGCGAGTCCAACCTCAACAACCCCGTCGGCATCCGTGAGCACGAGAACGCGTCGCTGCGCGGTCTCAAGCTCGTCAAGGGTCCCGACAACGACTACCCGCTGATCGAGTCCTTCTACAACCGAGGGCTCGGCACGGGCATCCGCCAGCGCGGCGGCTCCGCGGTGATGCAGATCAAGGCGACGGGCACCTACACCCCGCCCGCCGAGTACATCGCCTACTGAGACCGGAGGGGCCAGGTCAATCCTTGGTATGAAGCCTGGCCCCTCCCCTAACCGCCACACGCAGGAGGAACAACATGTCGCGTGACATCGACTTCAGCAAGGCGCTCTCCCCGGAGGACGCGCAGTACGTGCACGACCGCCCCTGGCTGCTCGCAGACCAGGAGCTCCAGGGCAACGTCGTCGAGTTCGAAGAGGACACCTTCGGGCTGGACGAGGACGCGGACGACGCCGAGGACGACGGCGAGGAGCACGTGGACTACGCGGCGCTCACCGTGGCCGACCTCAAGGCCGAGATCGCCCGGCGCAACGGTGAGAAGGGCGAGGACGAGGAAGAGATCGTCGCCGCCTCCGACCGCAAGCCGGACCTCGTCGCAGCCCTCGAAGCTGACGACGCCGCCGAGAACGAGTAACACCAAGCACGGGCCAGGCCCCGTCTCGACTGACTTAGAGGGCAGCCGAGGCGGGGCCTTTCCGCATGGAGGACATCATGGCATCAACTACTGACATCGCCGAGCTCCGGCTGAAGGTCAACGAGCCCGACAACGCCGAGCCGTACACCAACGAGCAGCTCGGTGCGCTGCTGGACGCCAAGGGCACCGTGTCGGCCGCAGCTGCCGACCTGTGGCAGCGCAAGGCCAGCATGTACGCCGAGCTGGTGAACACCAGCGAGAACGGCAGCAGCCGCCAGAACGGCGACCTGTACAAGCAGGCCCTCGCCATGTCGGCCCTGTACCGCGCCGAGGACCAGCCCGTCACCCCGGTGGACGCCGCCCAGCGCCCCCGCAGCCGCAAGATCGTGCGGGGCTAGCCATGACCGCCCAGAGCGTGCTGGCGACCGAGCTGCGGGTCAACCGGAAGAACACGGAGGCGTTCATCGCCGCCAGGCCCACCAGCATCGTGCTCAGCCGCCGAACGGACGCCCGAACGGGTGCTGGTGGCCGGACGCCGGTGTTCACCCCGCTGCTCCGAGCACAGCGCTTCCGCATCATCGCCCAGAACAGCGGCAGCGGCTACACGCCCACCACCGACGGCACCGCCCGCCGCGTGGAGTTCACGCTGCTGGGCAGCTGGGACGCCGACGTGCAGGTGGGCGACCAGTGGGAGGACCAGGGCCGCCTGTGGACCGTACAGGACATCGTGCAGACCAACGGGTACGAGCTGCGCGCGGCCATCGTGCAGAAGGGCCGCGCCTGACATGTCGGTCAAGTTCAGCTGGGACGGCCAGCGGATGCAGCAGCAGCTGGCGCAGGGCAACGCCAAGGCGCTGGTGTACCTGACCAAGACGACTCAGTATTGGTCGCTGCGCGTCGAGGCACAGGCTCGCCGTAACGCCCGCTGGACCGACCGCACCACCAACGCCCGCAGCGGCCTGAGCGGCACGTACCAAGTCGCAGCCAGCGGTGCCGGTGGTGGCGGCACGTTCACGATCAACCTGGCGCACAGCGTGCCGTACGGCATCTACCTGGAGACGGTGAACTTCACCCACAAGGGCCGCCTCAACATCATCAAGCCGACGATGGACCAGCTCGGCCCGCAGTTCTTCAAGCAGGCGCAAGCCGTGATCGACAGGATCTTCTCATGAGTTACGACGACAACACCATGCGCGAGATCGTAGCGCTGGAGATCGCGCAGCTGTCTGCGGTGAACGACGTGTACGACGCCGACACCGCAGACGCGCCCAACGAGCTGGACATGCCGTGGGCCGTGGTGCGCTGGTACGACCGCCTGGACGGCATGGGCCGCCTGTGGCGCAGGCCGTTCGACGTGTGGGTGTACGTGCCCCTGGGTGACCGGCAGCCGGGAGAAGACATCGCGCACGACATCGCTGCGCGACTCGCGGCCCTTAACCCGGGAATTGCGAAGCGAAATGGCTTCGTAAATCAGATTGAGGACTTGGGGATCGGCGGCGATCTCCGGGACGACGACTATGAAGCGCTTGTCGTCGTGCAGCACATGCGGGCCGTCGCCAGCGGCGACTGATCCGCTAGAATTCCGATCAAGAAGGAAGGCAGGCTCATGGCCACCACCACCAACACCCCGTCCGGTACCAACGTGACGAACACCCCGGACCCCACGTCCGCGGCCCCGGCGACCGACGCAGTTGCCACCCCGGCAGGCGCGCCCGACGCCGAGGCCAAGGTCACCCTCGCCGAGCTCAAGGGCATCAAGTACACCGGGCGCAGCAGCATCCGGTCCATCTCCGCCGCGGAGTTCGCCTCGGTCGGCGTCGACACCAAGACCGACCTCGTCTGGGACGCCAGCAACGGGTTCGTCGTCAAGACCGAGGACGTCAACGCCGCCGTGCGTGACTACCTCGCGAAGGACTCCGAGTTCGAGCTGGTCACCGACTGATGTCTCACGACCTGCGCTGCACCAGCGGCAAGAAGTTCGGCGAGGTGATCAACGACCACACGGTCGAGATCAAGTGTGCCTCGCCGGGCTGCGGTGCCGTGCCAGGGCAGGTCGTCGTCATCCACAGATTCGACCTCCTGGAAGGCACTGTGACAACCCGCAAGTTCAAGCAGCCGCAACCCTCGAGAAAGAAGTAACACCATGGACCCCGCACTCCCGTACGGACTCCGCGACGTCAAGCTCACCCCGTTCCTCGACCAGGCCGGTTCCGTCATCGGCACTCCCATCGACCTGCCCGCAGCGCGGACCTTCTCGTTCTCCGACGAAGAGGACTTCACCACGCTGCGCGGTGACGACCGCGAGGTCGCCAGCCACGGCTCCGGCCCGTCGGTCAGCTGGGACCTGGAGTCGGGCGGTCTCCCGTTCGAGGCCTACCAGGCCATGGCTGGCGGCACCATCGTCACGACCGGCACCGGTGCCACGCAGACCAAGGTCTACTCGAAGAAGGTCACGGACTCGCGTCCGTACTTCCGCATCGAGGGCCAGTCCATCTCCGACGGCGGCGGCGACGTGCACTGCATCCTGCCGCGCTGCAAGGCGACGGGCGAGCTCTCGGGCGAGTTCGGCGACGGTGAGTTCTTCCTCACCAAGGCGTCCGGCGTCGCCATCGCGCCGGTGTCGGGCATGTTCCAGGACGAGGCGTACCGCTTCATCCAGAACGCGGCCGTCACGCCCATCGCTGCCGCAGCGGTCGACGCCTCGTAACACCCACCGCAACACCCTCACAACTAGGAGCACGAGATGCCCAAGGCAAGCAAGAACACCCAGCAGCCCGCCGCCAGCCAGTACGGCAGCGGCTACGGCGGCCAGAACTTCCTCGAAGACCTCGAGACCCCGTCGGGGAACCTCGTTCAGGTCAAGCGCGTGGGGATCAAGGGCCTCATCAAGGCCGGTGTGCTGGAGAGCGTGGACACGCTCACCGCCCTCGTCACCAGTGAGACCATCCCCAAGGCCGAAGGCCGCCGCACCATCAGCGCAGAAGAGGTCGTGAACGACCCCAAGAAGCTGGACGACATGCTCGAGATGGTCGACAAGATCGTCAGCACGGTGGTCAACCAGCCCAAGTTCGCGCCGCGACCTGCGCCCGACGAGGAGGGCAACACGGTGTACGAGCCCGGTGTCGCGTACCTCGACCTCGTCCCCATCGAGGACAAGATGTTCATCGTCAACTACGTCGTCGGTGGGACGGCCGACCTGGAGGGGTTTCGTGAGGAATCCAAGGCGGCTCTGGGAGGCGGCATCACTATCTGAGCAGCTCGGCAAGACCCCAGCCGAGATCTTCGGCCTAGACCCCGATGACGAGCTCGTGTGTTACTCCTTCAACCGAGCCGTCATCACCTTCTCCACCGCCCTCAAAGAAGCCATTCGCCGCGTTACCAAGGACGCGAAGAATGACAAAGTCGCAAACAAGAAGATGCAGAACGAAATGCGCAAGTGGCTGTACAGCGACAACGCGCAGGCACCTGGCAGATTCCGCGACCCCTTCAAATCTGGCGCAGTCCAGAAAGCCTAGAAAGGCAAGATCTTGTCCGGTTACAACCTTGGTGAAGCCCGCGGCAGGATCGTACTTGAGACTGATTTCTCAAGTTTGGCGGAGGCTCAGGCCGCGCTCGGCGAATTCCAGTCGGGCGCGGCCCGTTCCGCTTCTGAGCTCGACAAGACCTCGAAGAGTGCCATTGGCACCAAGGAGGCATTCAGCAACGTCGCCACCGGCGCAGGCGTAGCCGGTGGGGTGATCGCAGGCGGGTTCCTCGTCGCGGTCAAGTCGGCAGCCGACTTCGAGCAGGGCCTCAGCGAGATCCAGGCCACGTCGGGTGCCACCACCGGCGAGATGGACAAGATCCACGACGCCGCGCTGCGCATCGGTAAGGACACCAGCTTCTCGGCTACCGAGGCAGCAAGCGCGATGAGCGAGCTGTCCAAGGCCGGTGTGTCCGTGCACGACATCCTCAACGGCGCTGCGGACGCCACCGTGGCGCTGGCCGCAGCCGGTGGCGTGGACCTGCCCGAGGCGGCCACCATCGCGTCCAACGCGATGAACCAGTTCGGCCTCACGGCGCAGGAGCTGCCCAACATCGCCGACAAGATCGCCGGTGCGGCCAACGCGTCGGCCATCGACGTCAGCGACTTCGGCTACTCGCTCAGCCAGGTTGGTGCGGTCGCCAAGCTGGCGGGCGTCAACTTCGACGACACTGCCACCGCCATCGCGGTCATGGGCAACGCGGGCATCAAGGGTTCGGACGCGGGTACCTCGCTGAAGACCATGCTGATGAACCTGTCGCCTCAGACCAAGAAGGCCAAGGAAGAGATGATGGACCTCGGCATCATCACTGCCGACGGGTCCAACAAGTTCTACGACGCGCAGGGCAAGCTGAAGAGCCTGTCTGAGATCTCGGGCATCTTGCAGGACTCGCTCAAGGGCCTGACAAACGAGCAGAAGCAGAACGCACTTGCGACTCTGTTCGGTTCGGACGCCATCCGTGGTGCCGCAGTGCTGGCCGGGCAGGGGTCTGAAGGATTCGACAAGATGGCGGCCAGCATCGCCAAGGTCAAGGCCGCCGACGTGGCCAAGGTCCGCATGGACAACATGAAGGGCAGCATCCAGGCGCTGTCCGGTTCGGCCGAGACGCTCGCCATCACCATCGGCGAGAAGATCGTGCCGGTGCTCACCAAGATGATCGACGGCATCTCCAAGGCGGTGGACGCCTTCATCAACATGGACGCCGGGCAGCGCAACGCGCTGGTCGCAGCTGCGGCCATCACGGGTGGCCTGCTCCTGCTGGTGGCGGCCACGATCAAGACGGTGCAGGCCATCCAGGCCACGGTGGCCACGTTCCGAGCTATCGCCGCGGTAGTGGGCGGGGCACGCGCGGTGATGGCCGGGTACGCTGCGGCGTCCTACGGGTCGGCAGCGGCCACCTACGCGCAGACCGTGGCGGGCAAGCTGGGCGTCCTGGCGTTCAAGGCGCAGCAGGTCGCAGTGAAGGCCGCCACGGCGGCGCAGTGGCTGTTCAACGCAGCTCTCGACGCCAACCCGATCGGCCTGATCATCATCGCCATCGCTGCGGTGGTCGCGGCGCTGGTGTACTTCTTCACTCAGACCAAGCTCGGACGCGAGATCTGGGCCAACTTCGTGCAGTTCCTGCAGGAGGCCTGGACCAACATCGTGGCGTTCGCCACCACGGCGTGGGGCGGCATCGCGGACTTCTTCACCAGCCTGTGGACCGGCATCCAGCAGGGCGTCGCCACCGCCTGGGGTGCCATCGTGTCGTTCTTCACGACGGTGTTCCAGACGCTGCTCAACCTGTTCCTCAACTTCACCCCGCTGGGCATCTTCATCAGCCACTTCTCGCAGATTCGCGATTTCGTGGCTGCGGTGTTCACCGCCATCCTCACCACCATCACCACGGTGATGACGAACATCTCGTCCTTCCTCGCAACGGTGCTGGCGGCAATCGTCACGTTCTTCCAGCCGCTTACCGACTTCATCGTTCAGAACGTGTTCCCGGTGTTCCAGGCATTCGGCGAGCTCGTTGCTGCGGTGTTCAACTACATCTCGCAGCTGACGCAGGCCGTGTGGAGTGCCGTCATCGCATTCCTGGTGGGCGTTTTCAACAACATCGCCGCAGCCTTCACCGCGAATTTCAACCTCTTCCGCGACATTGTTACCACGGTGTTCAACGCGGTGAGCAGCTTCATCAGCGCTGTGTGGAACGCGATTCTCTCGTTCCTCACCGCCGTCATCACGAACATTGTCAACAATGCGAAGGCGAACTTCACGCTGATGCAGCAGGTGGTGACGACCATCTTCAATGCGGTGAAGTCGGTCATTACCTCTGTCTGGAACGCGATCTACAGCTTCGTCGCCCCGATCGTGCAGCGCATCGTGAGCGTGATCCAGAGCACGCTCAACACGGCCATCGGCATCGTCACGTCGATCTTCAACAGCGTGCGCAACGCCATCCAGTCCGCATTCAACGCAGTGGTCAGCATCGTAAGCGGCATCGTCAACAATGTCCGCAACACGATCGACGCCGGGTTTAACGCACTGGTCGGCATCGTGCGCACCATCTTCGGCAACGTGACCGGCGCAGCGCGCAGCCAGCTGGAGGCCATGGTCAGTGCCGTGAGCAGCGTCAAGGATCGCGTCATCGGCGTGTTCAGCGGCGCAGGCAGCTGGCTGGCCAACGCGGGCCGCATGATCATCGACGGCCTCATCAACGGGATCAAGGCGGCGCTCGGCGGGCTCACCAGCCTGCTGCACAGTGTCACCGCGATGATCCCGGCCAACAAGGGCCCGGAGAGCGTCGACAAGAAGCTGCTGACGCCAAACGGTGAACTCATCATGAAGGGCCTCATGAACGGTATCGCCAACCGGTACCCTGACTTGCAGGCGCAGCTGCAAGGGCTGACGGCGTCCATCCCGGACGACGTGCAGGCCACCGTGGACAGCAACGTCCGCGCCAACGTCAGCACCCGCAGCGCCAGCTCCGGCCGCACCGTGGAACTCACGGTCAACTGGTACGCCGCCCGCGGCGACAGCAAGGCTCAGGTGCTGGACATGCTGGGCCGCTCTATCAAGACTATCGAGGACGAGGAAGACTGATGGCGATCACACTGACGCTGGCCGGTGGCGGCAAGACTGTCGACCTGTACCCGTTCATGAAGCCCGAGCTGCGGTCGGGTACGGAGGCGCTCGCCGGGATCGAAGGCTTCGGCCTGCCCCCGGTGACGCCCCGGTGGTTCCAGGGCGCAGGCGGCAGCACCTTCCGTGGCAGCCGCAACGAGCGCCGCCCGGTTGCCATCCCGCTCTACGTGTTTGCGGCCGACAGGTCCGAGCTGAACGCCCGTGTGGACGACCTGGGCACCGTGCTGGACGCCAGCTACGGCGAGTGCGTGCTGACCATCGGCACGGACGACCAGGAAGAGTGGTACTTGCGGCTGGTGCGCACGGGCGGCGGCGACTGGAAGCGCAAGCAGGACAGCGACGACCGCAAGTTCTTCAAGACGACCATCACGTTCGAGGCTGGCCAGCCGTACTGGGAGCGTGTCCGCCCCGAGCAGTTCACCATCGAGCCAAACGACCAGGGCCAGACGCTGCTGCCGTTCTTCGCGCGCTTGCAGCTGGGCAGCGGCACGGCGTTCGGCACGCGGACGGTCAGCAACCCGGGCAACACCCTGGCGTGGCCGTTCTGGACCATCGACGGGCCCACTACGCAGCTGGAGTTCATCGGGGCCGAGGGTGAGAGCCTCCTGTGGGAGGACACGCTGGCCGCAGGCGAGCACCTGTACGTGGACACCCGCAAGGGGCTCGTGTACGACGACCGCGGCCCCGTGGACGGCAACCGGTACGCGGCGCTGGCAGCAGCGCCGCGCTTCTGGCCGCTGAAGCCGGGGCAGTCCATCGTGTCTGTGGCTGCGCGGGACGCCAGCAGCGGTGCGTTCAGCGCCGGGCAGGAGCTGCGTCGCAACTTGACGCCTGACCCGCAGGCGCGGGGCCTGGGCACCATCCAGTCAGGCAAGACCGGCTGGATCGGCCGCTGGTTCGGCAACGGCGGCGCGGGCACCGCGTCGGTGCGGCAGGGGCAGACGGACGGCCCGCTGCCCGAGGTCACCTCGTACGTCCGCAAGCTGTGGTCTACGATCGGGTCGAACGTGTCAGACGTCGGCTGGAGCCACACTCTCCAGCAAGGCGTCGCATCCGGCGTGCTGAACGCGCTGCCGGTGGCACCTGGCTCGGCCATCTCGTTCTCCAGCTACGTGCGCCCCTCGCGGAACCAGACGGCGGCGGACCCGTCCAACCGCATGGTCATCTCGGCCTACACCGCAGACGGCAACTTCATCGCCAACTACAACGGCCCCTCGGTCTCCACCCCGCTCAACGCAAGCACCTGGACGCGGTTCGGGCACAGCATCATCGTTCCGGCCAATGCGGCATACGTGACCGCGTACACGCAGGTGTACCTGGACCGCGCCACTTGGCAGGCGGGCGACTACCTGGACGGCAGCGCCCTGCTGGTGGAGTCCGCTGGCACCGTACGCGACTTCTTCGACGGCAGCTCGCCGGACGACTCGCGCATCGTCAACGGCTGGTTCAGCGCACCGTTCGCTAGCCCCTCCATCCAGTCCACGGCGGTGGTGACCGGCCGCACGCGGGTCCTGGCGCAGTGGCAGCCCCGACGACAGGCGGTCATCTAATGAAGCTCGAAGACGTGGTCGTGGAAGTACGCGACGTGGACCTGATCCGACAGTGCGCCATCCCCAACGACGATCTCAATCTCACGTTCAAGGACGTGCCGCTGGGCGTCGGCGAATGGAAGCTGGCGCTGCCGCAGGAGCACAACGCCGTGCGGTACTTGGAGCAGCCAGGCAGCGGGCTGATCGTCACACACATCCCCACGGGCAAGGTGCTGATCAGTGGTCCGACAGACCAGGACTCGTTCGAGGCCAGTCCCGAAGACCCCAACGGCACGCTCACATGCAACGGGCTGAGCGACAGCACCATGCTGTGGGAGAAGCTCTGCTACCCGGACCCGACTCGCATGTCCGACGCCCAGCAGACCGCGTACGACGTGCAGCAGGGCTACGCCAACGTGCTCATGCGATACTTCGTCACGCACAACCTCGGCTCGGGCAGCCTGGCTGCTCGGAACGGCGGGCTGGACCTGTACGTGGACGGGCAGGTGACCGGCACCGAGCCCAACTACGGCTCGGCCAACACCAAGGCCAGCGTGCGGTTCGACGTGCTGGGCGACGTGCTGGTGTCGCTGGCGAACACGGCCGGGCTGAACTTCCGGCTGGTGCAGGCTGAGTTCGTCAACGACTACGGCACCACGGTGCCGTACATCGCCCTGGAGATCTGGCCCCGGCGCGACCTCACTGCAACCGTGCGCCTGGACGTGCTCAACGGCACCCTGGACACGCAGCAGGTGCAGCGCCAGGGCCCGAGTATCTCTCGCGTCGTCGTAGCCGGGCAGGGCGAAGGCGAAGACCGCACGCTGATCGACGTCACCACGCCCGAGGTTCTTGCGGCATCTGACAAGTACGGGCGTCGCATCGAGCGCTTCCTCGACCAGCGCAACACCAACGACGTGGACGAGCTGACGCAGTCCGGCATGGAGCTGATCGACGCCGGTGGCCTGCCCACCACCGCGGTGAAGGTCGTGCCCAGCAACGACCAGTCGATGCAGTACGGCCAGTGGCTCGCAGGCGACACGGTCACGGTCGTCGTTGCTGGGCAGGAGGCCACCGCTGCGGTCACCGAGGCGGCCTTCATCCTGGACGACACCGGCTTCACCGTGGGTGCCGCCGTGGGCGACGTCAGCCGGTTCAGCGCCGATGGGGCCTTGCAGCAGCAGGCCAACGAGACAGCTGGCCGCGTCAGCCAGGTGGAGCGCACCACCAGCGCCATCACCCAGCCACCCGCGGGCAGCGTCATGCGCTGGGCGGGCACCGACCTGCCCAGCGGCTGGACCGGCTGCGACGGGCAGAGCCTCGGTCGCGATTCTCGCGCCTCGTTGTTCGCAGCCATCGGTACCAAGTACGGAGCCGTGGACGACACGCATTTCAATGCCCCGACAATCCCTGTGGATAGTTACGGCATGCGCGCAATCATCAAGATCAACTGACCCTCAGCTAGACTGGCCCCGACAAGGAGCGTACACATGTCCAAGACTTCATGGCCGTACATCAATCAGCCGACAAGCGACGAGGAGTACTCGGCGCTTTTCTCGCTGATGCAGGACAACGGAATCGTCAACGACCCGGGTTCCAACGACCTCAGCGGTTCTGCCGACTCCACCGGCATGACGGTGCGCGTTGCCGCAGGCGAGGCGTTCATTCGCGGATACTACTACCGCAACACCGACGCCGTCACCCTGCTGACCATCGCACCGGCCACGGGCACCGCTCGTACCGACCGAGTGGTGCTGCGGCTGAACGTGGCCGAGCCCAACGCCAACAATCGCATCTCGCTGGCGGTGTTGCAGGGCGTCACGACCACGCCGCCCAAGCTCACCCAGGTCGAAGGCGGCATCTGGGAGGAGCCGCTGTTCCTCGTCAACATCGGGGCCAACATGCCCAACGTTCCGAACAGCGCGCTGGCGGACGAGCGCCGGTTCGTCGGCCACGTGCTGGGCCGCTGGCCGGACGACAACCACCGCCCCCTGGCACCGCAGCAGTACCAGGCCGGGTTCAACTCGAGCCGCGGCTACATCGAGATGTTCAAGGACGGCCAGTGGTCTGGCGCGTCTGCCAACTGGGCAGACATCTCCAACAAGCCGGGGACGTACCCGCCGAGCGCTCACACGCACACCTTCTCCAGCCTCACCAGCAGGCCGGACACGTACCCGCCGAGCCAGCACACGCACAGCGTGTCAGACCTGACGGACTACCCCGGCCAGCTGGACGTCGCGGTGTTCAGCGCGGGAGAGGGCTACGGCAGCGGCGCAGTCGTATCCGGCGGGACGAACATCACGATGCAGTCGCTCAGCGTGACGGTGCCGCCCGGCAAGGATGCGATCATCGAGGCGTTCGCCAAGGCGTTCGTCTTCCTCGGGGCCAGCGTGACCTGGGCTGCGAACCTGAGCCTGCTGGTGGATGGCGTGATCAAGGACTCCACGCGATTCCACAACCACGGCAAGTCGGGATACTCGTTCCCGACAGCTTCGTTCACGTACGCCCTCGCGCCCGGTACTCACACCATCGCGTTGCAGTGGCGTTCCGAGTCGGCAAGCGCGCAGCACGAGCTGTGGGACACCGACTCCCGCATGGCCATCCTGTGGCCCCGCTAGCCCAACCAAGGAGAAGAGAAATGGCAACCGCAAAAGTCACATTGATCGACACCGAGACCCGGGAAGAGACCGACCCCCAGGAAGTGGAGCTGGAGGACGACACCCTGGACGGTG